CCGCCACCGCCGTGCAGATGTTCAAGACCACCGGCCAGGGCATGAGCGATGCGTTCACCAGCATCGGCGCCGATGCCACCAAGGCCGGCGCCAGCATGGCCGAACAGATGGCCATCATGGGCCAGCTGCAGGCCACCATGGGCGGGGCGGAAGCCGGTACCAAGTATCGGGCATTCATCACTGGCCTGGCCGGCGCGCAAAAGGCCCTGGGCATGTCATTCACCGACACCCAGGGCAACATGCTGCCCATCATCGACATTCTTGGAAAACTCAAGCAGCGCTTCGGCGACACCATCAGCGTCGCCGAATCGGCAGATCTGCAAAAGGCGTTTGGCCGCAAGGAAGCCGTCTCCATGATCAAGTTGCTGATGACCGACACTGCCGGCCTGGCCGCCAACATCGAGACCCTGGGCAAGGTCAAGGGCATGGGCAAGGCCGAGGAAATGGCCGGCAAGATGACCGACCAATGGCAGCGCCTTGAGTCAGCCTGGTTCGCCGTTCGTGCCGCCGGCATGGGCGTGCTGCTGCCATCAATAAACGCCATCGTTGGCCGCATGGCCGACGGCGGCAAGACCATACTGCGCTGGACCAAGCTGTTCCCGAACCTGACCAAGTATGTGGGCTATGCCGTGATCGGCATTATCAGCATGGCCGGCGCCATGGCCGTGTGGTCAATCCTGGCCGGCGGCGTTGGCCTCATCACCGGCCTGTGGAATATCGGCCTCATCGTGCTCAAGGGCACCCTTGGCGCCCTGCGCATCGGCCTGCTGCTGGCCCAGGGCGCCATGTGGCTGTTCAACGCCGCCATGCTGGGCAACCCCATCGCCTGGGTGATCATCGGCCTGGTAGCGCTGGTCGCTGCCGTGGCCGCCGCCATCATCTACTGGGACGACATCAAGGCCGCCATCATGGACACCGCCGCCTTCCAGTGGCTGCTGCAGGTGATCGACGGCGTCAAATCGGGCTGGTCGAGCTTCATGGATCTGCTGGCCAACCTCAGCCCCATCAAATTGCTGGGCGGGGCCATCGACTGGCTCATCAGCAAGCTGAACCTGATCCCCGGCATCAACATCGACACCACCGGCGCAGGCCTGCAGGCACCGGGTGCCACACAGGCCACCAAACCGCTGGCAGGCCTGCCATGGGCAGGAGGCCAGCAGCCTGGCGCACCAGTCAACAACCTGCTGGCTGACGCACGCAGGCCTGCCACCACGGTCAACGGCAGCCCGCTGATGCCGCAGATGGCCGCTGCTGCCGGTCGCACAGGCGGCAAGACCGTCAACTTCGGCGACGTTCACATCAAGAACGAAAACGGCATGGATCCGGGCAAGCTGGCCGAATGGGAGGAACTACAACATGGCTTCTGAGCGCCTCTACATTGACCTGCTGATCGAAGGTGGCGGCATCGTTCTGGATGCCGGGGCCCAGCCGCTCTACACCGACAACCGCGCCTCCATCGGCCAGGACATCAAGCATGCGGTCATGGAATCCGGTCTGGCTCGCGCCCTGGTGGGCGAGCGCAGCCCTACCTTGCGCGCCGACGTGCGCACCCAGATCCGCATCCTGGTCGAGCAGGATGAACGCATCGTGCCGGGCACGGCCGATGTGATAGAGGAAGCGGCAGACCGCTACCTGCTGACCGCTACCACCACTGACTTCGGCGACCTGGAGGTTTACCTGTGAGCATCAGACCAACGGTCGACTTCGAGGCACTGATAGACGCAGAGGGCGTGCCGACCACCGACGAGGCGCTGGCCATTGAGCTGGCTGCCGAGGTCAAGGCTTCCGGCTCCATCATCACCAACGACAGTCGCATGAGCCCGTTCTGGCGCCTGCAGCAGGCACTGGTCATCAAGCCGGCGCTCTGGCTGCTGCGCAACCTGCTGGTTGGCCATGTGCTGCCAAACAGCTTCGCCGCTACCGCAAAGGGCTACTACCAGGATCTCAAGGCCTGGGACGTCGGCCTGACCCGCAAGCCGGCCACCAAGACCAGAGGCACCATCGAGTTCACCAAGGTGTCATCCGTCGATGAGGTGACCGTTACGGCCGGTACCGTCATCAGCACCGAGCGCATTAATGGCGTGACCTACTCCGTCAAATCGGTGGCCGCTGTCTCCATCGCCGCCGGTGCCGACTCGGGCTCCGTCATCTGCGAGGCAGAAGCAGCCGGATCCGCCTACAACCTGCCGGCGGGCTACTACAACATCCTGCCGGTGGAGGTGCCAGGCATCGCCAGCGCCATCAACCTGGAAGACTGGATCACCACCGAAGGCGCAGACGAAGAGGACGACGACGAGCTGGGGCTGCGCATCCAGAACCAGTATTCCACCGTCGGCCGCTACCACATTGACGCCGTCTACCGCTCCATGCTGGCCGCCGTGGCAGGCATCCGCTCAGACCTCATCTTCTTCGAGCACGATGCCCCGCGTGGCCCGGGTACCGCCAACGCCTACATCCTCATGGAGGTGGGCGCGACCAGCCAGACGCTGCTCGACACGCTCAACAACTACGTCAGCACCGCCGGCAACCATGGCCACGGAGATGATCTGGTCTGCTATGCCCTGCCCTACACCGACCACGACCTGACCATCGACATCTGGCCGCGCCCGTTCCTGAGCGATACCGACAAGACCAAGCTTGCATCCGACGTTGAGGCCGCGGTGCGGGCCGCGTTCCGCGAAACCGCAGCCTACCCTGACGTCACCAGGGTGCTGCCGTTCGCCAGATTCTCGTTCTCGAGACTGGCAAAGGAACTGCACACCGAGCTGACCAATATCGACAGCCTGAGCTTCAACCTGGCCGACATCGAGAGCAGCCAGGACATTCCACGCCTGAACAGCCTGACGGTGACCATGCATGAGTGACCTGACGGAATACGCCATTGAGATCATTGAGGGCAGCGCCTTCGTGCTGCCGCTGACGCTGGAATCGGACACCGGCCGCCTGAACCTGACCGGCTACAAGCTGACAGCGCAGATCCGCGAAGACTACGAACAAACCTCGCCGGTCATCATCGCGCTGACTGCGGTCATGGTCGACTCGGCACGCGGCCGGGTGAACCTGTCGCTGACCGCCAAGCAGACCACCAAGCTGTTCCAGGGGGCCCTGCACCCGCGCACGCCCGTGGGTTACTACGACCTCATCGCCACCTCGCCGACCGGCGCTCGCAAGTACCTGCTCGGCGGCCAGGTGCTCTACACCGCCCTGCCGGACATTCACCAGCTCAAGGCCGAACCGCTGCCGGAGCACACCGCCCCATGGTGGATGGATGGCAACGGCATACTGGAACCGGCCTTCATGGGCCCGGGCATCAACGCTTTCTGGCGCCGATGCTGGCGCTACCTGCTGTTTCCGCTGCGCCAGTCGGACCCGCTCAACTGCAGCGAGTCGATGCTGAACCTGTTGGCCTGGGACCGTGGCATCGTCCGCTTCGCCAACGAACCGCTCGATCTCTATCGCAAGCGCGTGCGCTACGCCTTCGACAACGCACGGGACGCCGGCGGGGTGGCCGGATTCAAGCGCATCTTCGAGCGCCTTGGCATCGGCTGGGTGAACGTCAAGGAGCGTCAGCAGGGCATCGACTGGGACATCATCACCATCGAGCTGGCCGACAGCGCACTGGCCCAGAACCAGACCCTGGTGCAGACCCTGATCCAGCATTACGGCCGCACCTGTCGCCGCTACCAGTTCGAGGTGGTCTACCCGCTGCCGGTGCAGGTAAGGCACGCCAGATTTGACGGATCCTATCAACTGTTCGGAGCCAGCCTGTGACCCAATCAGTCATCACCACCGCCTTCGAGACCTACCTGGTCGATCAACTGCAGGCCAGCCAGCCGGTCGTGCTGGACGAAATCGTGCTCGCCTACTTCCCGGGGCTGGACCTGCAGCAACCCATCGATCGGGCCACCGGCATGCCAGCCGTGGGCAACATTGTCCACCGCCAGGACGTGGACCAGGTGGGCCGCGTCAACCAGAACGCCGTGGTCTATTCCATCGTCATGGACACCACCATCGGCGACTTCACCTTCAATGCCATCTACCTGATCAACAAGGCGACCGAGATGGTGGCCATGATCGTCTACAAAGAAGACGAGCAGAAGCTGGCCACCGCCGGCGCCACCCAGGGCAACAGCCTGGTGAAATCCATGCTCATGGAATATGACGGCGCAGCAACGGCCACCCAGGTGAACGTCGATGCCGGAACCTGGCAGATAGACTACGCGGCCCGCCTGCGCGGCATCGATGACGACATTCGCCAGCGCAGCCAGGACCACTACGGCACAGCCGCCTTCC